CCATTCAATGCTCCTATAAGATTAACATCTATTCAATCACTTGAATCTATCTTTGGTCAATTAGACAGAGGGTTAGAAAGAAAAGGATCTTTCTTTCATAGAACAGTTTCTAAAATGTTAGAAACGGCCCCGGTCTTCGTTATGAACTTATTATTAACAGATGATGAATTAGACACGGTTGAGTACAAATCACTTTCATCAGCTGCTGTATATGATAATGATATAAAAAGAGAAGGACCTTATAGAAGGTTATTCGATACAACTGGATTTTGGAAAAGAGACACAGAATCTTTTATAAATTTAACATCAGGTAACACAGGTTATTCTGAAAGAGCATTTAATTTAACAAATTTATCCGATAGACCAATAACGGCATTTGTTTTCAAATCATCAAGAAGTGGATTTGATAGAACACTATTAGAATGGTATGGATCAGTTGAGAAAATGCCTCCTTATGTTAACGCACAAGATTACGCATCTGATTATTTATTAGACGTAATAGTGGTTGGTGGTGATTGGTCAAATTACCAAGAATTGTCAGTGGATCCAAGATGGAGTGAATATTTTAACCCGTCTGGTTTATTAAAAGAACAAGTTAGAAATTTTGCAAATGATAGAAATATAACATTATTATCTTATTATGAAGGAGTATCATTGATACCTTATTTCAGAGATCTTAATGGAACAAATATATTTATTGAAACAACAATAAATAGAGATACAGATACAACTGGTTTATTTTGTGCATTCAACAACGATTTAATCGAAGAAGAATTTTACAATGGTAAAATAGATTTACTAGGAAACACAGTAGTTGGTGTAAATGAAAAAGATATAGAATTTTTATCATATAAAGAGACTATTTCAGAAGAAATAGAAATAACAGCAACTCCTTTAGATTTGCCTGGTAATGTTACATCATTTCTTGGTAACACATCTTCCGGATTTTCATATACAGGACAAGAAAAACACGCTTATGGTGGTGATTTAACTACTAGCACACTTGATGATGATGGAGTTGTACTTTTTGACAATAGAACGGCTTGGTTCTCTGAGAACTCTATATATGGAGTTAATTTAGATGTTGGGTCTGTTATAATAAGTGGAACAACAATAGGTGTTAGCCATGTCGTAGATGAGGGTTCTTTTACCATAATTGGTGATGAAAAAATAGATATAGCTCCTGGTACTGTTTCAGTATCTATTAATAATACAGATTATCCAACAACATCAGCAACCGCTTCTTATAAAGTGGCTCTTATATTAGGAGATGATGGTGAGATAAAGTTAAATAAATCATTCACCGCTGGTGATTCACCTAGTGTATTATCAACGGATATCGTTTTGAGTTACGTAGATTTTGATGTTACGCCAGCTGGTTATTTCGCAACATCTAGTGTTACACCAGTAGAAGTATCAATGAGTGATATTGGTTATGTGGATTTGGTATTAGGAACTGATTTAAGGATATCAGATAATAGTAGTGGTAAACTAACATTTGAATTCTTAGGAACAAACACAACACCTGATGTTAAGAATTATAAACAATATAGAAGATTTAAACTTTTTAATAGATTAGTTAATTTATTAGATAGTGCCAACTTAGATAAAATGGCTATGAACTTAGGACCAACAAATTATTCTATAAAATATAGATTAGAAGATGCTTCTATATCAAACATAGTAACTTCTACATTCGAAAATAAATCATTCGAATTACAAACAACATTAACATCATCGGATTTAGTAGATGTTGTTGATGGTTACTTAGTTATATATACAGTTGATAATGAAATAATATTCGGAGAAGATGGATTAGAAACAACAAATAATACTGCTGATCTAAGTGGTATGGGGGTTGTTGCCAAAGACTCCTTATTATATAGTAGGTTCTATGATGGAATAATAAATACAAAAGATACATTTAATACAAATAGACTATATGTTGATTCAACTGGAGCCACTAATGCCTTATTAGGAGAAACAGTTACAATAACATTTGTAGATGGCGAAGACTCACCAAATGGTAGTCCAACTTTCTCTTATGCTGGGTATGACTATGTAGTTTTTGGATCAACCGATACAGTTAGTTCAGAGATGGCTCTACAAACGGGAGAACAAATTTTAGTTCCTAGTTCATTAAATAACCCAGGAACATTCACAATAATGACAGATGAGGTAACATCATTAAGTCCTTCATTATTAGCTATTGCACTTGGATATACGGGTGGTGATTTTTATGCCTACCAAGTTAACGAAGAAGTAGTTGCAGAAGATTTATTTGATGTTGATTTAGTATATGATTATTCTGATTTAATATACCTTAAAATGTATATAGAAAATGATGGTGATATGATAGTAAACTTCACTGATGAATTACTAGAAGCCACAAATTCTATAAACACAACAGCGAATAATACAATATTTATACAATCATCAAAATCTAACCTTAAACAATCACTTGAGATAGAAGTGCCAAGTGGTTATGTTAGAGAAAACAACAAAGTTTTAGTAAAAGCTGATAGATATACTGAAGTAAAAATCGGTGACTTCCTTGAAGCATATGTTGATACAGATGTTGTTTTAGAAGCTGGTCAAGTTGCGAGGAAACTTACTAGAATACTAAGCAAAAGACAATATTCAGGAGACACATCATTATCTGAGATAACTTGTGATTCAAGAATAAAAGTTTATACTTATGGTACAGATGATTTACAATCAATGAGATATGTTGGAATAGATAATTATGCTACTACATACAAGGCTCTATCACTTAAAGGTTTTAAAGTAAGAGGAAATTCATTACCAGATGGTACAGAAGATAGACAAAATCAAATCTTAAACTTAGTAGCTAAAGGAACACCAATGTTCAAAGCTCTTACTAACAAAGAAGCCATTGATTTCAGATACTTAATTGATTCATTTGGACTTGGTTTGGTTGAAAGATCTAAACAACAATTGGTAGATATCTGTGGAGATAGATTAGATGCCTTTGGGTTCATAAATATGCCTTCGTTGAGAAGTTTCAAAAATTCATCATCACCATCTTTTGTAGATAGTGAGGGAACATTACAAACTTCATTCATAGGCCAAGGTGGTGACCCAGAAAGTAACCCAGCTTTCCTTTACTCATTTGGAGAGGGAGCCGGAACAACAACAGTTGGATATTTCACACCTTACTTAACAGTGAATGATAATGGAAGACCATTGGATATGCCGCCAGCGTCTTATGCCGCTACAACATACATGAGAAAACATATCTCAAATGTTACTGCAATTACTCCTTGGACTATTGCAGCGGGTGTTACAAATGGTAGAATTACTAATATCGCTGGATTGGAAATGGATTATTCACCATCTGATATAGAGAATTTAAATCTAGCTCAAATGAATCCTATTGTATTCAAAAGAAATAGAGGATATATAATCGAAACAGAGAATACTGGACAAGTTCTTTATTCATCAGCACTTTCTTATATTCACGTAAGAGAAGTTCTTATTGAACTAGAAAGAGAATTATCAAGAATGTTGTTAGATTATCAATGGAAATTTAACACACCTGATGTTAGAGCTGAGATAAAACTTAGAGCTGATGTTATTTGTGAAACATATGTAAGTAAAAATGGATTATATAATTACTTCAATAAAATGGATGATGAAAATAATACATCTGAGATTATAGATAACCAAATTGGTGTTCTTGATACTTATGTTGAACCCATACGCGGTATGGGTATTATCGTTAATAATATCACAATACTTAGAACTGGGGCTATATCAGCCGGTGGATTTATAAACGGATAAAATATATTAAAAAAGCCTATATCTTAAAAATATAGGCTTTTTTATACAAACAAACATAGGGGTATTTAATATATATGTTAAAATATCAAACTATGTTAAGTGATAAATTTATAGAAGAATATAAGTTCAATAATAAATCCGGAAAAATGTCTTCCGAAAAATATGTGTTAAATAATTTTAAAAATGATTATAAGTATATAATAGATGGTTATTCATTAATAGACGAACTGACATTCAAAGAAAAAGTATATCTATGTTATAGTAATATAAATAGTATCGTTTTGTGTAAAAATGACTTTTGTGAAAAAAAAGTCAAATTTAAGAACTCAAAAATTGGCTATCTTAATTACTGCTCAAATAGGTGTGTTGGTTTAGATCCTAAAATAAAGAAAAAGAAAGAAGATTCAAATATATTAAAATATGGAGATAAACATGCTTCCATGAATAAGGATATAAAGAAAAAAATATCAAAAAAATATCAAAATAGGACAAAGGTAGAAAAACAGAAGATAAAGGATAAAAGATTAAATACTGTAAAGGAGAAATATGGAGTGGATAATGTTAATCAGGTTGATGAAATAATAAATAAAAGAATAGAATCATTTAAGATGAATATAGAATCATGGAATAAAAGTTATAAAAAAACTTCACTTGAAAGGTATGGATATCACCACCCTTGGAGCAACAAAGAAATACATAAAAAGGGCACAATTAAAACAAAAATATCAAAAGAAAATTCATTATATGAGAGTGTTCTTCTAAAAATAGATAATATTAATATAGATTTAATTGATATAAATTATGAAAATAGGAAAATTAAATTTAAATGTAATGATTGTCAAAGTGAATTCAAAATACATAGAGAGCATCTACAAATAAGACACAAACAAGAAACTATTATATGCACAAATTGTAACCCATTAAAAAAACACATATCTGGTCAAGAAGTTTCCTTGTTTAATTTTATAAATGAGATATATAATGATGAGATAATAAGATCGGATAGAAAATTATTAAATGGTAAAGAATTAGATATTTATTTACCTGATATTAATCTAGCATTTGAATTCAATGGGTTATATTGGCACTCAGAGTTAAATAAAGACAAAAATTACCATATAAAAAAGACAAAATTATGTGAATCGATTGGAATTGAACTAATACATATATGGGAGGATGATTGGAAGTTAAAAAATGATATAGTAAAATCAATAATAAAAAACAAACTACATAAAATCGAAAACAAAATATACGCTAGAAAGTGCGAGATTAGAGAAGTTAAGAAAGAGGAATCCAGTAAATTTTTAAATAAAAATCATATACAAGGTGATAATAAGTCTAAAATAAAAATTGGCTTATATTATAATAATGAATTGGTTAGCTTGATGTGCTTTGGTAAGAATAGAGAAGAGGTGGGGTGTGATTCATATGAGCTTTCGAGGTTTTCAAATATTTTAAATACTAGTGTAATTGGTGGATCATCTAGGCTTCTAAAACATTTCATAAGAAATAACAACACATCTAAAATAATTTCCTATTCGGATTTATCATTATTTAATGGTGGACTATATGAAAAATTAGGATTTAATATGGTTGGTATATCAGATGTAAACTATAAATGGGTCATTGGTAATGAGCGTGTTCATAAATCTAAATATAGAAAATCTAGACTAATAAAAATGGGCTATGATAAAAACAAATCAGAAAGAGAGATAATGTACAATGAAATAAATTCTTATAGAATATGGGATTGTGGTTTAAAGAAATGGGAATGGGTTGGTTAAAAAAATATAGGCTTTTTTTTTAAATATATAATGAATGGAAGTAATGAGGTATAAAGATTTTAATAGGAATATAAAGTTTCTATGTGAAAAATACCAAATAGGAAACTATACTATAAATTCGGATAAGTCAATCGATGTTGATGGAACCGTGGATATATCATATAAAAAACTAATTGGATTTCCAATAAATTTTAGGAATGTCAGTGGATCATTTTTTTGCTATGGGAATGAATTAGAATCACTAAAAGGATCACCCATATATGTGGGTGAATATTTTGATTGTAGTAGTAATGAATTAAAAACATTAGAATACTCACCAACAAAAATAATTGGTAACTTTCATTGTAGTTTTAATGAAATAAAAACACTAGTTGATATACCAATATCAATAGGAGGAGATGTAGATATAACAAATAACCCAGTTAGCGAAGTAATTAATCTATTCAAAGAGACATCATTATTTGATACTAGTAGTCTATTAGAATTGGTGAATTTAATAAATGAATTAGATGTTATACAAGGTAATAATATTATATTAGATAGACTAAAAGAAGTATCTTACCTATTTGATTTTGATATTGGTAAAAACCTTAAATTTGAAAATTATGAAATTATTTAAAAAAATGAGTCAAATGATGAAAAATTGGCTAAGTCATTAAAAGAAATAAGCGATAATCTAAATAGATTAAATTCCTACGCACAATTTAATAATAGGAAAAGAATAAGCAGTAGATATCAAACCGATAAACCAACTAACAAGAATGAAATATCAGACGAATTTAGTATTTATTTTTATGACCTAATTGATGATGATTGGTCATTAAGTATAAATAATGATGCTGATTTCTACACCAGAATAGAAATAAGAAAGTGTATAAAAAAAGAAGGTCTTGAATTAGAGTTCAATACCATATTGGATACAATGTCGGAAATTAGAGATAGATTGGTTGATGAGGGATTCAAATCTAAATTTATTATATTTTTCAATGATAGATCACAGCAAGTTACAAACCCCGAAGACTATTCATTACCTATCTATAAATTTACCGGAATCGGTGGTGGTAATTTCCACTATGTTATTGGAGATCATTTATCTTCAATAGGAGGAAGTTATAAAACAAGTGATTTTATTTTTGCTAAAATAGAATTTATTATTATTTAAGTTAATATTTAAACTAATATCACCTTTTTTGGTATAAAGGGGAATATATTAGTAATAAATATATAATTAAAAATAACAATAGAACAATGGCCGATAAAGAAAAAAAGGAATTATCAGAAGAAGACTATCTAAAAAACCATTTATCTAACTTAGATAAAGGAAAAGAAGAAATGAATAGTAATCTAAATGAACCAATACAAGTCGAATCAACTAGAGTAAATGAATTACAATATTTCAATTTTAGTGCTGATTCATTACCTTGTGGTAAATTTTATCCAATAGGAACACTTATGATGGTTAGACCAGCACAAGTTAAAGAAATACAAGCATACTCAATGGTGGATGATAATAATTTCTATGATATAGTTGAGAAAATGAACAATATACTACAATCTTGTGTGAGAATAAAATACCCAGATGGCTCAGTATCGTCTTACTTAGATGTGAAGGACCAAGATAGATTATTCTTAGTATTCCTAATAAGGGAATTAACATTCCAACAAGGAAATGAGTTATCTATAAAAGAAATTTGTGAAGTAGATAATAAACAGGTAAATATAGAACTTAAGACAAAACATTTTGTTTTCCACGAATTGGATGAAAAGTTAGAAAGGTTTTTTAGCACATCAACTAATTCATTTAAGTTCAAATTAAAAAATAGAAAGGAATATGAAGTATCACCACCTAATATTGGTTTACAAAAATCTTTCTCTGATTATATAATAAGAGAAAATGTGGATAAAAAAACACCAAATCTTTCATTTTTAAAAATAGTACCATTTATGTTATCTGGTAGAACATCAATTAGTTATGATGGTATTAAATCAAAATTAGTGGAATTTGAAGAAATGGATGATGAATCATTTCAATTTTTAAATTCAGCAATAAGTAAAATGACTTTTGGAATAAAAGGTCTTATGAAAAAATGTGATTGTGGCTCGGAGGTACACGCAGAAATGCAATTTCCCAACGGTGCCTCAGGAATTTTCGTTATTCAAGATGCCTTTGACGCATTTATTGAAGAATAAATTATTACTACAAAAGAATTTTAATTTACAAGAAGTATCTATAGATAATTGGCCATATTGGATGTTTGAAGAAAACATAAAATTAGTCAATGATATACTCGAAGAGGAAGAAGATAATAGAAAAACACAAGAACAACAACAAAGTGATTTATCTGGTATGAATAATTTTGATACTGGCTCTATGATGAGAGATGCTAAAAATATGACATCTAAACTTAAATAAAAAAAAAGACGAACAAAATTGTTCGTCTTTTTTTTTATTATTTATTCATTTATTAATATCCAGAAATAATAGGTGGTGATATTGTGAAGTTTTGATCTATATATTCATCTATGAAATAATCATAAACAAATGTTGCATCAACGCTATCAACAATATTGTTTGATGACCAATCTAACTCCCATCCTGTTAGTATCTTTAACTGACAGTTCTGAAAAGTTACTCTTCTAAGAACGACTCCTTTTTTATCGTGTTGATTTACTATTATTGTTCCTATTATATCACTTTTATAGTGTAGAGAACCATTTTGTGAATTAAATACCAAATCATACCAAGCTTTCATTGTTGTCCAATTTTCCATAGATCCTTGTTGGTTAACATTTACTTGAAATGGTATCATTATCTCACCAGATGTTATGGTTGGTGTTGTTAAGAACTCTCTAGTTGAATACTTGAAACGTTGTTTAACATTCTGTATATCAAAGCTAGTTAATGCACCTAAGCTAATTTTTGTAGCATTTTCTAATAATAGAATAGGGTCTCTTCCTTGTGCTTGTAGGATTACAGGTAATATAAATGTAACCTCAAAGAGATTTAAATATACAACCTCATCTGGTAAGGTTCCTGGTCCACCAGGAGAGCCTACGTTTGAAATTTGAGTAAAGTGCGGTAACGGCATATCTTTATTTGTTATTTTTTATCTTAAAATATATATTAACTTATAGTATTTCTCTATCATATATATTATTTTAGAAAACCCATTTTTCTAATATCTTATCCTCTGGTGAAGCACCGGGCTTTCCGTCCATATTTGTAAATTTAATTTTCCATCCTTTGATAGTTCCAAAAGCTCATTATAAGTAAGATTACCCAAGACACCACCTTCGACTAAAAGATTCTGATATTCAGAGCACTTTTTAAAAAAATCTAATTTATTTTCATTATAGAGTTCCTTTAATAATAACTTAACTGTTGAAAAGGATGGTGATGGTGGACCTAAATGATATCCATATTCGTTAATAAATAATTTACCTATATCATCTTCTGACATACCTAAAAAATCTTCTAATGTTCTTTCTAAGAAAAACCACGTAGAACCAAGACCACCATTTCGTAACTCCTTATTAAATGAAAATACGGCATCTTTGTGAGGAATTGGTTTATATGAATTACCATACCAATCTAGGTATTTTATTTGGTCATTAGTTGGATTTAAGTAGAAGTGAATTGATTTAAGTGGATCTTGTAATCCTATATTTTTATAATTTTTAAGAAAAGAAACATAATCTTCTTCCTTAGATGACCCAGATGATATTTTTCTTAATTTAGGATCATCTATATACTCATCTATATCAATATCAACGCCTCTAATTAATGATTCACCAAAAATATCACAGAAATCAATATAATTATTAAAAGATTCAAATAACTTTAAGTGATTCATAGTAATATATATTAATTAAAAAAGAACAATAAAAGATATTTTAATATAAATAAAAAATAATAGAATATATATGAGTAAAATTTACCTAGTTGGTGATTCCCACATAGGTTTGGGATATCCCAACAAAACAGATAAGTGGTTAAGGATACACCAAGAATACTTCAATGACTTCCTAATACCCACACTAAAAGAGAGAATAGAACCAGGTGACATAATAATACACTTAGGTGATCTATTTGATAATAGAAATGTTATTCCTATTAATTTATTGAACTTTGCTATGGATCAAGTTGAAGCTATATCAAAAATAGCACCACTGCACATAATAGTGGGAAATCATGATTGTTGGTCAAGGAGTTCGGATGAAATAAACACGATAAGACCATTTAAATACATACCGAATGTTCATATTTATGATAAAACCACAAAAATAGAATATAAAGGAAATAAGTTATTATTGATGCCTTATCTAATGAAAAAGAAAGACCAGATATTTCACATAAATAATAACAAAGATTGTGATTATCTATTTTGTCATTCAGATTTAAATGGTGCTAAGATGCACTTAACATCCATTGGTCATAAAAACCTAGATAAGATTGATGTTGATGAATTTAGTGGGTTCAAAGGTGTTTATTCTGGTCACATCCATTTAGTTCAAAAAAGTAAGAATTTTGTTTTTGTTGGTTCAAATTTCCAGATGGATAGAAATGATTATGGTGACCAAAAAGGCATTTTTGTTATTGATGTTGTTACTGGGGAAGAGGAATTTATAAAAAATAATATATAT